GCGCGGATCGAACGACACGAAATCGCACCACGCGCGGCCAGTACAGGCCATCTGCCATTGCATCTGCATGATATATTTCCCAGGCACGGAGGCACCAAGGAGCGTCTCGATGTGCGTCGCGGTATTTGGTGCCTTTATCTCCACAAGGCCATCGGCGCCGACCAAGCCATCCGGCGAGGCGCCGGTCATTGGAATGCGGGGATGGTCGATAAAGCCCACCTGCTCGACCGCCGCGTCACGGAAGAACTCGTAAGCCGCGCGGGCCTGCGGTTCGGTATCGACGCCGTGCTGCATCGCCGCGTTGGTGTAGGATTCGGTCGGGACGCCGGTCAAGCGTTCGGCGACGAGCTGCGCCGCGTAGTTCTTGCGGCTCGCTCCCCAGCCGGATTTCGTCCTGGCGATCACGTCGGCGACGCGCGAGGCAGTCACCTTTCCTAAGCGGGCACGAACCCAGCCATCGCTGCCCTGAGGTTCAAATTCGTTGGCAACCATCACGCTTTCCCCTTCTTTCTTTCGAGTGCCGCTTTGGCATTTTCAAAGCGCGCCGCCGGGATCTCGTCCACCGACGGCGCGTCGATATAGGCGAGGAATTTTTTCGTGTCGGCTCCGGTTTCCCGGATCAGCGCAACCAGCGCGGCCTTCTGTTCATCGGTGATAAAATCGAAACCGGCGGCGCCCGCATCGTCGTCCTGTCCCTTGGCGGCCAGGCCGGTTGCGGCCAACAGTGTATAGCGCTCAAGATAGGTCACGGTTGACCCGATCGCCTGGATTGCGTTCTTGCTGCCGGACATGTCCGCGCCGGCCTCGAGCTCGGTGCGTTCGGTGTGCCCCATCGCGTGCGTCAGGATGCAGGCAACACGGATTTTGCCGTCGCCTTGCGCCGTCTCCCAACGGTATGAAAGTCCGTACCGGCTCAGCGCCGCCCCGATGAGCGCGCACACTTGATCGAGCGTCGCATATTCGTATTCCGTGCGATCGCCGGTTTTGCGGCTGTCGAAGCCGGCACGGCGATTTTTCATCACGGTCGGCGGCGCGGCCTTGAATGCGCTCAGCGCCTGCACGAAGGCCTTGCGCGCTTCGTTCGCTTCCCACCGCTCTTGAAGCGCCATAAGCCGCTCCAGCATCGCCACGTCGGCGCCCTTCTCAATGGCGAGTTGCAGCATCTGCGGCGGCGTGACTGACGCGGTTTCGCGCCGCGGCGCTGGTAACGCGCTGATAATGTCGCCGACTGACTCCGGCTGATCTGCCATCACACGACCGTCCTTTTCCTCCCGCAGAGATGCGTCTCAGAAATCGCCGCGCTCAATCGCCTCAACCGCGCGATCCATCACATAATCCCATGAGCCTTCGGGAATGAGCGTGGTGATGTCGATCTCGTGCTCGGTTCTGGGGTCGTAGCAAACGACGGTCATGTCCTCGATCATCGCCGGCTCCGGTGGATCGACCGGCGCGTATTCGCCGGCTGGCGTGTAGGCGGGGACGCGCGGGAAGAATGTGCCGCGCACCCAGACATGCAAATCACCCTCGCAAAAGGGGATGACGATCTCGACTTCGACCGGGTGGGACATCACACCACCTTGACCGGCGTCGCCAGCCCCAATGCCGTCTGGGCGATAGCGCGGGCGGCATCGAGCGAATCGGCGGCGGCGACGGCCGCCAGCGCCTTGAGGGGATCAGGCGGCGGCACATACATCGGAAGAGCACGGACCCACGTCAGAGCATCGGCGAATGCATTCGGGCCACGGAATGTGGGGGACAGTCCGCCCGCGGCGTTGTCTTCCGCTTCCACGGCAAGCCACGGGAAGCGCATGGCCGGCGCCACCGGCCCTGCGCCGATGCGCCAGCGCGCGCTCGCATTGGCATATCCGCGTCCGCGCAGCTTGGCGACGATGGCCTCACATTGATCCTGCAGGATGGCAATCGGATCGAACATGGAACGATACTCCTCAATTGAGTACGGCATAGCCGCGGTGACGGAGGCAGTTGTCGATAACTTGTTTCTGCTCGACGAGGCCGTGCGCGCCGCCGCCGGTCGATGACATCGACGTTGAGCTAGTTCAATGCCGCTGTCAAGGATAATTTGAGCGCGCGCAAATTTTTGTTGACGCCGCAAGCACCCAACCTTTACCCTGGTCACATGGCGGTCAGCGACTCAGACCTCATTGACGAGATGGGGGGAAACAAGGAACTGGCGGCGCTCCTCGGCATCACCGAGAGCGCGATCAGCCATTGGCGTGACGATGGAATCCCATTGCCGCGCCGCGAGCAGATCGCATGGCGCCTCAAGGCCGCGCGGCGCCCGGTGCCGGATGGGCTGCTGCCGGAAACCGCCGCATGAATGCACGAGGGGCCTTTGCCCGCGAGGGTGGCGAGCCCATAAGGATCGCTGGCGGCCAATAAATTCGACGATTTATCGCGGACGATCCAATCGGCGAGAATGTTACGTCCTGAGAGGGGAACACAAATGGGGACCCCGAACCGCTCCCCCGCCGTGATGGCGCAGCGGCATGAGCCTCCGGATAGCCTCGATTTTTTCCCGACGCCATTTTGGGCGTCCCGCGCCCTGTGTGTCCATGTCGCGCCGGAGATGATTGGTACATCCATCTGGGAGTGCGCCTGTGGTGACGGCGCGATGGCGCGTCCCCTGTCGGAATATGCATCGGTTTATGCGTCCGACGTTTGCGACTACGGATTTGGTGGAATCCATGACTTCCTGATGCCGTTCGTCCCGCGAGAGACCGAGGCGTCGGATTGGTGCGTCACGAATCCGCCTTTTCGTCTCGCCGAGGAATTTGCGATTCGCGGGCTCGTTGTGGCAACAAAAGGCGTGGCGTTGCTCGTTCGTAGCGTGTTCACGGAAAGTGTCGGGCGTTACGAGCGCCTATTTCGTGATCGGCCCCCTGCCATCGTCGCCCAATTCAGTGAGCGCGTGCCAATGGTGAAGGGCCGACTCGATCCCGACGCTTCGAGCGCCACCGCCTATGCGTGGCTGGTGTGGAAGAAGCCACAGCGAAGCGCCACGAAATTTCTGTGGATTCCGCCGTGCCGGAAGGTGCTGGAACGTGACGGCGATTATCGGCCTGCTCCATGAGTCGCCGCCACGAAGCCGCCCTCATTGATTTCCTCTGGCGCAACGGCGCGGAGGATATCCGCGTTGAGAACGGCAGCAAGCACCGGATCATTCGGTTCACATGGAATGGCGAGGCGATGATTCACGTCGGGCATTTCGGCCCGCGCGATCATCGGGACGCAACGATGTTGGCGCTTGCCGACTTGCGGCGCATGATGGGCTTGCGGACGCGCGGCGCCCCGCGCCACGAACGGCGGCGGCATCGTCGCGGCGGCGCGGAGCCTGGGCAGGCCGCGCCGCCCAAATTCCTCCCGGTGCCCCCGCCGCGCCGAAGACGCAGCACACGCTATTTCGACCAGCTTGCGTTAGCCCTCCAGGACGCGGGGATCGCGGCATGAGCGGCTTCCGCCACTTCCTTTCCGTTCACCACGCTGAAGATCCCGGCCGCGCGCCGCTGTGGGTTGCGCTTCTGGTAATGGTCGGCGCGAGTCTCGCCATCTGGGGCGCGATGTTTGCGCTCGGCTGGTGGATCATTTCGCTGGCGCACGCCGCGGCGCCCCCCGGTTCCGACCCGGCGTTCGCGCAGTGGTTTCAGTCGCTTCGCAATCCTGCGACTGGCATTTCATGTTGCGGCCATGGCGACGGCCACGTGCTCACCGATACCGAATGGCGCATCGCCGGTAACCATTACGAAGTGAGAATTGACGGACAATTCTATCCGGTGAGCCCGCAGGCTGTCCTGAACCGGATTGCGAATCCGATCGGGCGCCCGGTGGCCTTTTGGATACCCGGAAGCCATGAGGTGATCTGCTTCGTTCGAACCACGGATATTTGAGTTACACACAGAGTTATCCATAACGTTTTCCACGGTGCGTCCCTAGGTTTCTTGGCGCGGGTGCGCAATGGCAAACCGATCGGGCGTGCGATCTAATCTCCATCCCCATCCCCTCGATCAGGAGCCAAGCCCATGGCTGGTATGCCGCGCTTCGACTTTTATTCCCGCGACTGGATCGTCGGAACCGAGGGCCTGTCCCTCGAAGCGAGCGGCGCCTACATCCAGCTCCTTGCGCGAATGTACGATGAGGCACGGCCGCTGCCGTTCGACCTGCCTTTCCTCGCGCGCCGGATCGGCGTGCATTGGCGCTCGCTCAAGAAGGCCATCGCCGAGCTCATCGAGCGCGGCAAGATCATCATTCGAAACGGGTTCCTCACGAACGACCGTTTCGAGATCGAGATGAACCGTTGGCGCTTTCAGGTCGGTAAGGCTACGCGGGCGGCTGACGCTCGCGCGTCCCGATCACCGGAGCCGTCTGCCGGAGCCGCGACGGCCGCTTTCGCCGGCGCTCCTGAAGCGTCCTTGGACGGTTCTTGCGGCACTCTTGAAGCGTCCTTGGACGGTTCTTGCGGCACTCTTGAAGCGTCCTTGGACGGTTCTTGGAGCATTCCTGAACGGTTCTTGGACGGTCTTACCCCCCCCCAAGATTCGAGTAACTCGTTGAATTCCCTAGGGTCGGATTCGCCCTCTCGCGCGCGCGCCCGCGCGAGCGCGCGCCCGCGCACGCCTTCTCCTTCTCCTTCTCCTTCTCCAGAAGTGAAGAAAGAAGGTTCTCTTCGAGAACCTAACGCGCGCGCGCGCGCCCCCCTCGCCGACCGCATGGCATGGGACACGTTTTGGCACGCCTACCCGCACAAGGTCGGGATCGCGGCGGCACGCAAAGCTTTCCCCGCCGCCATCGCCAAAGCGCCCATCAACGAAATCATCGCCGGCCTCGAACGCTACCGGTCGGACAAACCGCCCGATCGCGCGTGGTGCAACCCATCGACCTTCCTGAACCAGGAGCGCTGGCGCGACGAGCCGGCGGACAACGCTAGCCGGAGTGGGAGCAACGGACATGACCGACGACACACGGGACCAGCAACCGCCATTTTCGAGGGAGCCGCCAGGGCACTCGCAAGGCTCGAAAAACGCGACGCTGAACAGGCGGCTGATCGCGGAGCGGATATCGACCCTGCTGTCCCACTACTGGACCGCCGATGAATCAGCGGCGTTGCGTGACGCGCAGCTCGGCGACTGGCTTGAAGATTTGAACGCTTTTGCAGCCTCCGTGGTCGCGCAAGCGGTCGCTCACTGGCGCCAGCATGAAACGCGGCGACCGACGCCGGCGGATATCCGGAAAATCTGCGATGAATTTTCGTCCCGGCGGGCAGCCGTTCCTGCGGGCCGACCGCCTCGGCTGCCGCGGCCAGGAGAGATTTCATTCCCAAGCAGAGCGCATCGGGCGATGATCGGACAGACATTCGAGAAAGGCGGCGCGAAGGCGCTAAGCGTCGAGGAAACGTGGTTTCTCCATGCCTACTGGTACGCCCTGCGGCGCGTGGTTTTCTCGGCCGAGGACGCGACGGCGCCATTTGACGTTGACCGGATATGGCTTGATCCGGGGTTGGTCGACGCGGCGGAAGCGTTCTACCGCGGCCTTTCCGGGCAGCCCGGGGCGGAGCGCCCGGGGGGGAGACCGGCCGATCACGTCGTGCGGGAGGATTTCGAGCAGTTGCGCGTCGGCCAATGGTCCGGTGCCGAGCTCGCGATCGTGATGGCGCGGCGCGACGACGAGGCAGACGGCGCGGAGTTGGGTCGCGGACGTGAGGCGCGCTCACAGCTTGCGGTGCGGAAGCTGGGGGGAATGCACGCGCGTAATCAGGCGGCATTTGGGGCGCATGCTGGGATCGCGCCCGGACAATCGCTGGCCGAGGAAATCACCCCATGACCGATCTTCCCGCGCCGATCACGCCTCTCGATTTCCACTACGAAGCCGCCGCAAAAACTGAGGCCGAGGTCGCCGAGAAACTGCGGAACATTCGCTGCCCGGTGTGCGACGAATGGTTTTGCGGCCACGATCAGCACGTTCGCCGACGCGCGATGATAAAATTGGTCGGATGATGATCGACCTCGGCCCGGTCGAAGCCCAATCCGAACGCCTGTGGGACTTTCCGCCCCAGGTCCCCGGATTTACCGATTGCCTCCCCTCGGACATCGCATTCGCGCGCTGGAGCGGCCCGCTCGGCCGCAGCACCGTGGGTGCATGCAGGCGATGGCGCCGTGTGCTGCGCGCCCGCACCGCAGACGCCAAGCGGTGAGGCGCTGGGTATCGCTCCCCTCTGGATATCCGCTAAACTTCATCGTTTACCACCATAATTTGTGTTATACCTTTGCGGGAATTTCATGGCGCGGGTTCCCCATGGCGGACGAGTGTGTGCTCCCCTACGGATCATGGGTCACGGCGCTAGAGGCCGCGCAGTGGCTTGTTGCGAGCGCCGAGGCCCATGCGCGCGCCGGCCGCGCGGGGCAGGCAGCGCTGGATATGCACACATGCGAAGGCTTGCTGGGGCGCCTCATGCGGAACATGGCGTGGGGCTTCTCCGGCAGCGGGCTCCCTTGAGGCCGTGACCGGGATCGGGCCTTGGGTCCAAGGTCTCGAACGTCGGGATTGGCTGCGGCGGCTCGACGTATGGCGGGCGTTAACCAGAATCTACGCAGGGCCACAGAGCGCGGCCTACGGCGCCATGCTCGATTGGGCGGTGGATTGTGCCCCGCACGACGAGAGTCCGCACAGGGCGTCATCCCTCGCGGCCCACGAGCGTCTTGACAGCCTTCCTCGCCGGCGCATCCTCGCGGCCTACAACGCGGAGGTCGAAGCGGTCAGGGCGGCTGCGCGGCGCGGATTGGTTGCGGCGGCTCGTTAATCGGCCCCATGCTACCCTGAGGCGATGGACAATATCGTCTCGTTGGAGCACGTCGGTTATGATCGCCTGCGCGCATTGCTGCGGGCTCACGGCG